TCGGATCTGAAGTCCCGCTGGCAGTCGATAGCGTGCTCAGGCTCTACTCCGATGGAGGGTATAGCTGATGCCCGCTGGCACCGTAGTAGGAGACATGCGTCGTCGCGTAGCCTTGCAGGCTGCGACCGATGCGCTCGATGACTACGGGCAGGCTATCCGCACTTGGGCCACCTATGCGACCGTGTGGGCCAGTGTTGTCTCGACTCCTGGCAGCGAGCCACAGAGCGCTCTCATGCAGTCATCAGTCACGACCTACACGATCACAATGCGATATCGCACCGATGTGCTACCGACTCATCGCATGATCTACGGAGACATCACGCTCAACATCGTGGGATTAAGTACCGTTGATGGTGTAAATAAACACCTCAAGATCACGGCTGTGCAGGTCGAGTCAGATGCGCCAGCGACCACGACGACCACGACCAGCACGACGACAACGGCAGCACCTACGACGACCACCACCACGACTGGAGGTGCGTGATGCCGTATGCAATGGATGAGCAGTTTCCAATTGTAGGATTGGGCGACCTGATGAATCGGCTCGCCAAATTCCCGATCGTCATACGTACCGCGTTTCGCCGAGCTGCTCGCAAAATTGGTGGACAGGTCGCAAAAATCGCTAGGGCGAAAGCACCTAGTCGCAAAGCGGTGATACGCGTAGGTGATCAACTTGTGCGCATGTATGGCGCAAGTTTAGCCCTGAAAAAAAGCATCGCCGTAAAGGTTGTCACAACAAAAAAAGGCATAGTCACTGCGATAGTCGGTCCCAAAAAAGGCACTGTGGCCAAAGTTTTTATCGCATATTTCAAGCCGACAAAGGCAAAAGTAGCGCAGCGTAATGTCATGGTTGAAGCGAAACCAACAAAATACGCGCACTTAGTCGAAAAAGGATTTAACGCCAAAATTTGGGCCAGCAATAAGCGAATAAGGGTTAGTGCTAAACCTTTCTTGCGCCCTGCCCTAGATTCTGGCCTTTCCACGGCATCATCGATAACAGTCGAATACTTGCAAATGTCTTTAGACAATCTGATTGCCAAGGGCAAAATCACACCAGACGCAGGTGATGTATGAGTGCCCTAGGCAAACTCCTGCGCACCTACCTCGTCGGGCGCACCGACTACGGCACGACTATCCCCGGTGGCATATCACCGGAGAATGCGCCAGTGGGCTCGTCTCTGCCGTACGTGGTCTATCAGGGCATTAGCACTCAGCGTCAGATGCTGCTCAGGGGCACACCAGCAGTCATCACAGAGCGTGTTACGCTCACGGCAGTGGCTGAGACTCGATCTGATGCGCAGGGTGTCCTAGTGTGGATCGCAGAGCAGATCGAGGCTACATCAGGACGCCATACAGTTTCAGGCGTGACCATCCATCACTGGCGCATCGAAGAGGCACAGGATCAGTCCGAGCTCGGGGGAGATGGGACCGACGAGCTAGCACGGCTGACTACAATTGACGTAGTCGGCACATACCAGTAAAGGAGTCTCGACATGCCAAATGTTCTTGGACCGGGAACGACCGCAGCCTACGCGACGCTGAGCAGCAGCACCGCAGGCACCACGGCAGCCCTAAACGGGCTGATCAGCATCGCGGCTAATGCACGATCTACGACGTTCGCTGATGTGACCGCACTGAGCGACACAAAAATGCAACGTGTGCCAGTGCGCAACGACCCAGGCACAGTGCAATTCACGCTGTATCTCGACGATACCGTGACTGCCACCAACCTGTTAAGTGTGCTCGACACTCGTCGGCTCGCCAAGGTTCACACTCGCGTGACCGTCGATCTCGGTGGCGCAAATATCGATACACTCGCAGTGTACGATGGCTACATCAGCGAGATCGGGTATCCTGATATTGGCGCTACAGACGAGGCGCTGAGGTATACAGTAACTCTCCAATTGAGCGACAAGAGTAACGTAGCATGACACTTGACAAAGCAGCTATCATCGCAGGCGCAAAGCCACGCATCATTACCATCTCCGTGCCCGAGTGGGGCGGAGATGTATGCCTGCGAGAGATCACGGCAGGCCAGCGCGACCAATGGGACGCGTGGCAAATTGAAAATGAGGGCGCGGCACGATACGCCAACATTCGCGCCCGTCTGCTGGTGCTCACCATCTGCGACGAGCAGGGTGCGCGCCTATTTGGAGACAAAGACATCGATATCGTCAGCAGCATGCCTGCGCAGACGATAGATAGGCTCTGGGACGCATCCTGCAAATTGGTCGGCCTGCGTCCTGAGGATGTGGAAAAAAACTAGCCAAGCGCCCGCTCAGGCGGGTGCTATTTCGGCTCGCTGGTCATCTAGGTATGACGGTCGGCGAGATCGAGGAGCGGATGAGTAGCACAGAGCTGGCTGAGTGGGTCGCACTCATAAGGCTCGATCCATGGGGCTACTACCGCAGCGACCTACAGCATGCGCTAGCGGCATGGGCACCGATGGCAGCATGGAGTAAGGGCGCTAAGATTACGGACTTTCTGCCTCGCGATCTCTGCGCGGAGATGGAGTCAGAAAGAACAACACTCACGGCACTGGTCGAGACCGGGGCCAAGATCATGACTAGGGAGCAGGCATATGGCTAGTATCGCTAAGCTCTCGGTACAGATGGCGTGGCAGGGCTCTGAGCTGACTAAGGGCGCTGCTGATGCCAGCAAAGACCTCAAGAATGTAGGCGACAAAGCAAAGAAAACTAAAGAAGAGCTCGAGGCGCTGAAGAAAGAAAAAGACAAGCTAGGCGAGAAAAAACTAAATCTAGCAGAATCACTAGGCCTTAAATCTTTGAACGATGTCAAAGGCCTGCTTGACATGGCACGCGGCGTGTTCCAATTCTTCGTTGGCCTGCCTATCCAAGGTGCCGTATCCATTCTGAGAATGGGTGGCGCTCTCGAGACGATGACGATACGAGCTCAGTACGCAGCCAAATCAATCGAGGCAGGCAATAAAGTTATCAAGGATTTACGCGACATAAGCAGCGGCAGTGGCGTACCGCTCGAGGATTTAGCCAAGGCATTTGAACAATTTACCGCTGCTGGCATCAGCACGGCAGGCGCATCTACTATCTTGGCCAATGCTGGCAACGCCATCGAGCTGCTCGGTGGTGGAGCTTCTGGTGCTCAGGCAGTTGCTGCCGCAATCACTGAGATCCGTGGCGCAGCCATCGCCACTGATGGGCCGCTCAAAACATTGCAAAGAGGCGGGCTGAAAGTATTTGAAGCGCTTGCCCAAGAGCTCGAGGCAGTCACCGGCAATGCCTACTCAGTCGAGGAGGCAATGGCTGCCGTGCAACAAGGCTCGGTGAGCAGTGCCACGGCAGTGCGCGCAGTATTCAGGGCGAGCAATAGTAGCGAGGCTAAGGCAGCCGCTGAAGCATTTGGTGCGTCATTTGACGGGCAATTGCGACAATTGTCGTCAGGCTTCAATGATCTGCTCACAGAAATAGGCAAGCAGATGCTTGCCATATTACAGCCAGAAAAAGCATTTGCTGCGCTTAAGGGCGCTTTTCAGGGCGTCAAAGAAGTCGTTCAAGAGATCGCCGCGGCGTTCTTGCCTGTGGTTGACCCCAAAGATAAAGCAGCAGGGCTAGCCTCTATATTTGAGTCGAGTAAACAGATTGCCAAAGACGTTGTCAATAAATTGGTCGAGGGTATTACTCAGCTAAAGGGCATGTTTGACGAGGTAGTTGCTGGCATACGCAAATTGATGCAGGACTACCAAGGCATGACCGCAGGCAAGGTCGCAACCACCGCCGCTACAACAGTCGTCACCGCGCCATTCGAGATTGGCAAAGCCATGACTATGGCAGTTGGAGATTTTGTCAAAGGACCGCGTGTCGATCCAAATAGACCAGGGCAGATGACGATTGGCGATGAGGTGCGAGCCCAAATAAAACTTGAGAAAGAGATAGCGTCAAAATCAAATCTTGCTTTGATTTCTGCGATGTCATCATTTTTGCAACTCAATAATGAGCTGCCCAAAGTAGGAGTCAGTGCCGAGGAGGCTGCGGTCAACGCAAAGAATCTGGCATATCAGCAAAAACTCAACGCTCAATTTGCTCTAGAGCAAGCTGAGAATGAGAAAAAAGCTAATCTTGATTTAGAGCTTGCCACCAAAGACAACGCCAAATTGACCGCAACTATACTGAATAACAATATGAGCATCACAGAGAAATTCGCAGAGATGACGAGCAATCTCGAGTCGATGATGGCGCAGGCAGCCAAGGGCAGCAAGGAGAGCGCCGACAAGCTGCGAGCAGCACAAACTAGAGTCGTGGGCAAGCAATTGCAGGACATGATCAAGCAATTTGCGACTCCCCAGGCAGGCACTGCGCAGGCGTTTGTGGCTGGCTCTGCCGGTGCTGCTGAGGCGCAGATCAGAGCAAGAGTCGAGGGCATGAATGCTCAGGCCGACCCGCAAAAGCAACTGGTTGCTGCCGCTGCTGAGGCTGCAAGGCAGGATGCGATCCAAACTAAATTGCAGGAGCGTCTAGTCGCTGCCGCAGAGAAAGCAAACATAATCAAGCCCGGCACTCTGGTGATCCCGAAATAAAGGAGGCGACATGGCGTATACACTGTTTACCGAGGTCGCCGAAGGGCGCACGGCATCCGTCGATCAGAAATTCAATCGCACGTACACCCGTGTATTTCTGGTGCGCACTGACGCTGCGACATACGGGCCAGCGTACGCCGCATCGCATCCATCGTTGCCGGTCATATTTAGTGCGCACAACGAGGACTCTGACGCGTACTGTCTGAGCATCAGCCCGTCTCAGGATCAGGGTGACCCTACGCTCTGGCGCATCAGCGTCAACTATGGCTACAACATCGATGCGCCATCGGCAGCATCAGCGCCATCGGGCGACCCTGCCGTCGAGACTCAGCAGACTGGACAAGCACCCGCGGATCGTGTGGAGAACCCGCTATCGAGGCCGAGAGACTACAGCGTCTCGACGATCTCATACCCACTCGGCGTGATGTTCGACCGCTCTGGCACGCTGATCCGCAACTCAGCCAAAGATCCATTTCTGCCCGTGCCCGAGATCGTCAAGGGTGGCGCATCGATAACCGTAGGCCTCAACTCCGTAAACTCTCCATCGGCAGCGTGGATCGGATCAATCGGCACGGTTAATGCAAGCTCATACACGGTCGGTCCGTATGTTATCGGCACAGCGCTGGCCAAGCTCAATAGTGTTAGCGCCAATCTGGTGTACGAAAACAACGTCAGCTATTGGCGCTGGTCGCTAGTCTTTGAGTATCGGCCAAACGGCTGGACGCATGTCGTCAATGATATGGGCATGTTCAA